TCACGCACCTCTTGTCTGACTTGTAGGAAATGCGAAACGGGCAACACATCGGCGCTGCCATGGCGCACTGAACGACGTCTCCACAACACCGTGACGGGAATACGCATGAATGAAACGGGCACCTGTGCCTTCACCCGATTGAATACCCAGATGCTTGGCCACCGATCCCTGCCGCATACGAAAGACAAGCACGTCTCCCAAGCCGTCCTCGTAGACTGGTCTGCGATCCATGTGTCTTTGACACGCTTCGATCAGCACCTCTTTGCCCTGCGGTTCGGCCCAATCCTCCGAATAGCTGGGAACGAGCTCTGGCTCACGGTTCAAGAACACTCGCCAAAGACCGCGCAGCAGCCCAAGGCAATCCGTCCCCAACCCGCATGCACTCGCCTGATGCATGTAGGGCGTCCCGATCCACAGCCGCGCTTCTGTGACGATATCCGTCGGAGTCATCTCAGGCTCCCGCCGTCTCGCTTGGACGTCATCGTAGGATGCACCATGATCCACTCTTCCTGAGGAATGTCCGGGAAGCCCTGGTAATTCAGGAGATTGTCGAACTTGGTGCGACAGGTCTCGAACCGCTTGTCGCACCCCGTAACCAATTCAACCCGGGTCCCAATTGCCAACTGAGCCCGAAACGGCTCCCAGAAATCGACTTGCCGTGTCCCGTCCTCGAAAAGCACGTCTCTTTTCAGCGACGCCCAAAGACCTTCGGCATCCCCATCAAGGACGTTCAGCCGTCCGCGCTGGAACCATCCAGCATCGAAGGCATCTGTCACCAACAGAACAACCCCGCCACGGTCCGTGTTTTCCACCACAGTCGCCTCGGCCCGCAATGCTGGATCGCTCAAGTCAACGCCACATGCGCTGTCTCCAAGAACCGCAGAACACGGATGTTGAAACACGCGCCCCACGGGACGATTCAACCACTCCGTCAAACCGCGTAGCTCCGCAGAATAGGCATTCCCGGTCCGTGTGATCTCGCCCAAAGAGCCGCGGAAGAGTACCTTTCGCGCGCTCACATCAGCCCAGTTGACCAGCCACGCGATTACCTCCGCACCATCGAACCGCCCCGCAGCAATATCCGTCTCGGTGACACTTGCGTCGCTCAAGGCACCAACGGCTTCAGAATTGTCGACCGCCAGTCCCGTACCCTGCTGCAGCGCGGCCGCACTCATCCCTGTCTCAGCCCGAAAGACCAAGTCGTCGAACGTCAGATCGAGATCGTGATCCGTAAAGCCCAGCCTTTGACCATCACTACGCCGCACCTCCCAACACCGCGCGACGGTGGTGACCCCCTGTGCCAAATGCGCATACAACGCTTCCGCCCCCGGCATCAGACACGCACCTCGATCACGGGGACATCCGGAACTTCGCCCGCCTGAAACGTAGCGGCGCTTGTTTGGATACGGTCAGTATCAAACCGGACCGGCACATCGAATTCGTACCCCGCCGTCACCGATACCCCTGCGGGTGCAGCGCCAGAAAGGGTGACCATGCCCGTCGCAAAGTCGACACCAAAATCAGTTCCAAGGGTTTGCTCGACACCGTCCACGGCCAGTCGAACGCTGCCCTCGACGGGCTTGGCGATGGGTCGGTCATAGCGCGCCTCGCCCGAGGCATAGGCCTTCAGCAATGCGAACTCTGTCCGCACACCGTCGCCCGTTCCCAAAACTTGGTCCGTCGCGGACACAGCTGTAGACGGTTTGCCGGACTTGAAGTCAGACCAGTCTTTCCAGCGGAATCCGTACATCTGACCACGCCGCGCTTCAAAAAACGCGATAAGCGCGTCGATATCGTCCATCGATCGCAAACCGATCCCGGCGTCATAGCGCCTGCGTGAATGCGCCCAAGGCGTGTTGCGCTCCTCGAACCCGCTTGCGAGCGTCACCACATCTGTTCGCCGCTCCGGGCCACCAATCGATCCAAAGCTCAGCGCCACCGGAAACCTTACCTCGTGAAACTGCATCATTCGCCCTCCTCAAAGGTTCCGTTGACCCGAACCCAACACGCGGCCCATATGCGCCGCGATCTGGCTTTGCGAGCGACGAAAACCTTGCACGTCCGGTGTCGAGATGTTCATCACCACGTTCACCGGACGCCCACCGCCGCCCGCGCGCACACCCAGCTTTCCGTCCGGCCCGCGCGCCAATGGCATGATCGCCTCTGGCCCGGCCTCACCCATCAGGCCCATGCCGCCCCGCATCGGGAAGGTGGTCGGTCCACTCACCACACCGCCATCCGCGAACGGCATCACACGCCCCTGCGCAAAACTCCCACCCTGCGCGAAGGGCAGCAGGTTCCCTATCCCCTGCATCACCATCCCACTCAGATGCTCTTTCACCGGGTTCACAGCCGCCTTGTAGGACGCGCCAATCATCGATTTCGCAATCCCTCCCAGCGCGTCAGAAAGCTTCATCCCGTCAAATACGATGCCATCGATCGCGCGGCTCAAACCTCGGTTCAATGCGCCTTCCAGCTTGGCCGCACCTTTCCCGGTTTCCGACAGCGACTCCCTGACCTTCGCCATCTCCGCCTGAAATCCACCGGCTATGCTCGTCGCTCCGACCAGAGCGTCGCTCAGTGCATCCACCTGCGCCTCAAACCCGTCCAGTGCTTCAATCTCGATCATCATCCCTCCCTTTCACGCTGTCCGGATACGTCGCCATCAATGCATCCAACCCGTCCCGCCTCATCGGTGTAACTCCGTCCCTACGACCCAAAAGCAATTGCAACTCGGCAGGCGTCAGCCCCCAGAACTCATCCGGCTTGAGGCCCAATCCACGCATCCCGGCGTGCATGAGCGAGGACCAGTGAAACCGGTTCACCCTTCACCGATGGGCGTGAATGCCCGCGTCAGCAACTCCGCCGCCACCCGCGCGGCAACCACGGGTCCACCCTCGATGTCCGAGGCAAGCAAATCCTGTGCCGTCCCGGTCCACCCACCGCCGCGAAGCCCCGCCACGATCAGAGCAAGCACATCCCGGCTCGAACATCCTGAGCCTTCGAACCGTGCCACCAGATCAACCAAAGACGCCTCGCCCAGCCCGGCCTCCAGCTCTGCCAAGGCCCCCAGCGTCAGCCGCAGAACCCGCGGCTCCCCGTCGATCACCAAGCTCACTTCTCCGCGCCAGGGGTTCGCCATCTTTACGCCGCCGCCGTGAAGGCCACTGCGCCAGCCGACGCCAGCGACAATTCATACGTGGCTTCCCCGTTATGTGACCCGGCATATTCCAAACCGGTCACCTGGAACGGCGCTTCCATCACACCGAAATCGGGAACGATTACCTGAAACGCTGGCGTCTTGCTGTCAAAGAAGATCTGCCGCGCCCGCGCATCGGTGATCGAATCCTTGAACACGCCCGCACCTGAAATTCCGACGCTGCGCACGCCGGCTCCGGCGAGCAACTCGCGCCAGCCGCCGTCACTCTCCAAAGAGGTCACATCGACCGTTTCGGCATTGAAGCTTACACGCGTCGCACGCAGACCCGCCAGCGTTTCAAACGTTCCATTTCCATCCACATCGACCTTGATCAAAAGGTCTTTCCCGTTCTGAGCACCCATCGCTCACACTCCTTGTCCTGAAAACTGCGACGCGTTCAGGCGTCGTCTTCAACCCGCGCGCGGAAGATCAGATCGATCCGCCGCCGCCCGGCCTTTTCCCGTTGCGCTTGTGCCCGCTTGAAGTTCAGCGCCACCAGACGCCCCCGCGCCAAAGCGATCTCCGCGTCAATCAGCGCGTCACACACCGCCGCCGACACCTCTTTCGCACCCTGAAATCCCGCATCGTCCGAGATCACAGAGACCGCAAACTCGTGCCATGCCCCGCGCCCCGTCTTGTCACTCGCATCGAGCGCTTTCTCCGGACCCAAAGCGACGTAAAGCTCTGGCAACTGGCCCTTGGGCACCGCGTCATAGATCTTGTCACCGACAAGACTGCTAACCTCCGCATCGTCCCGTAATGTCTCGAAAACCCCGGCCTGCAAAGCGGCCGCAACCGCATAGGTCATGTCGCCAACTCCTCGTCACAGATACAGATGAGGAACCGCGCCGCCGGGTCCGATTCCGTAACCGAATTAATACGAAACACCCGTTCGCCAGACCGAAACCGCTGCTGCGGCAATGGCCGTTCAGAATGCCCAGATGGCGCAGCGCGAACGATGATCCGAAAGCCCGTCACCGAGACCTGTCCCGTCTCGCCGACGCCTTCCCGCCCGGTCCGGGGCGTCACTTCCCCCCATATCGAACCCAGCGCCTCCCAGCTCTCGTGCTGACCACCCGCGCCATCCGGCACCGATATCAGCCGCTCAAGCACCAGCCTTGATGTCAAACGGTGGCTCATGCGCCAAACCCCAGCCGGACGGGACGGTAACGCGCGATCAGGCTTGTCACACCGAAAGGCATGCAGCCCTGGCCTAGCGCCGTCTCATCGCGGTATTCGTAATAATGCGCGGCCAGCAGCATCACTGCCTGCGCGAGATCTGCGGGCAAGTCCCCGAAGGCCAGCGCCATGCCCGCCTCGAACCGCACTTCGACGCTTCCGTATTCAGGCACCGACGGCAAGACCGTGCCAACCGGGCGTAGGCAAGGCGCGCTTGCATCCTCGACCAGCGAATACCGATCCGATGCCACGACCGTTCCAACGCCAAACCGATCCACCAGTTGCACCTGCGTCACCATCCGCACGGGCGCAATCGGAAGCACCTGCCCGGTCACATCACGCCAGCGCTGCAAGCTGCATAAAAAGTCCCGGGCGATCAGTGCCTTGCCTGTCCGCGCCTCGACCGCCGCAATGGCCGCGCGCAGGAAACCAAGCAACAAATCATCCTGCAGGCTATCCTCGGCAAATCCGCTTCCAAGGCGCAAATGGTCCCGCAACCGCGCCACCGGCAAAGCCGCATCAGGTATCTGGCTTTCTTCAATCAAATACATCTCATGTTCTCCGTAAACCTGTCCCCATGTCCGTCGCCGGGACCCAAGTCGGACGCGCGCCACCGCCGTTGCTCGGACGGAGGGGAGCGGCTAGACAACGCCGGCCATTGGCGCGCGTCCCACGAGACAGGCGATCCGCTAACCGCGCTGCCCCGTGTTCGTCGTCACTCGTCAAGCCGTGGCAAAACGCAGGAGTTTGATCGCCGCAAAGTCGCTGACATCGCCGCCAACACGCTTGGTCGCGTAGAAGAGGACGTGCGGTTTGGCACTGAACGGATCGCGCAGCACGCGCAGGTCCGGACGTTCCGCAATGGTGTAACCCGCGCGGAAATCTCCGAATGCAATCGCATCCTCACCGGTGGCAATGTCCGGCATGTCCTCAGCAATCAGCACCGGATAGCCCAGCAGCCGCGCAGGCTCTCCAGAAGTGAACCCGTCCGACCACAGGTGACGACCGTCCGCGTCCTTCAGCTTGCGCAGTGCACCCGCGGTTTTCGAGTTCATCACAAAGGTCGCATTCGCGCGGTACTCAGCCCCCAGCGCGTAGACCAGCTCGATCAACGCATCTCCATTTCCGATGTCGCCATCCACACCCGTCGGCACGTAACCGATGTTGCCCCAGGCCCAGACATCGTTGTCCACCGCCGGATGGGTCAGGATACCCGTCGGTTTGTCTGCACCGTCACCTGTGATGAAAGCACCCGCCTCTGCACGGCTGAACGTGTCGGCAATCCGCCCCGCGAGCCAGGTCTCGATGTCAAAGGCCGTGTCGTCCAAAAGACGCTGAGACGCTTTCGGCATCGCACTCAGCTCGTGCAGCTTGATCGAAATGCGGTCGATTGTCGGCGTCCCGGTCTCAGAGCGTGCTCCCACTTCGTCGGCCCAACCAGCACCCGCATCGACCTGATCGATCAGCACGTCATAGCTCGGAGCCTCGACATTCACGACCGATGCAACCGCGCGCAAAGACGCGCTGGACGACAAAACGCCTTGTATGGTCTCGGACGTGACCGGATCTACAAGATACCCACCGTCGCCATTCACCACCGTAGACATGGATTTCACATCCAACTCCAGCCCGCGCAGGCCATCATCATCGCCGGTGCGCAGATAGGCATCAAACGCCTCGTAATGCACATCCGTCTGGGCAACGCCGCCCGCCAAGGCCGGTCGGCCCGTTACTGCTGTTTTTCGATCAAGCATCGTCATCCGCTCTTCCTGTTCCTGTAGCTTTCGATTGAAGTCGTCCCGCTGGCGCTTGACGTCCTGCACCAAACCCGCCAGCGCGGTGCCCACTTGGGTGAACGGAGACACATCTTCCCCGATCCGCGACTCTGTCCCGGTCTCACTCATCCCGATTTTCCCTTGGTCTAAAGGTCGGCCCTAGCCGTCCACCAATGTCCGGCGCGCCGTCTCGATCATGCGCGCCACCTCTCGCAGACCGGCCGCCTCCGGGGTCTCCCCCTTGGCCGCCACCCGCGCACTGGGCAGCATCGGGAACGTCACCAACGACACCTCCCAAAGCTCCAGTTCCGTCAGAACCCGTCGGCCCTGTTTGTCCTTTGTCGCGGCCTTGGTCCGATAGCCGATCGACAATCCGTCAATCGCCCCCGCCGCAACCAGCGCCGCCGCCTCTCGGCCCTTCTCCACGCTGTCCAGAATACGGCCCTTCACATAAAGGCCCGTCTCGTCCTCGCGCACTTCGTCCCAAACCCCGATGGGCTGCGCCGGATCATGCTGCCAAAGCATCTTGACTGCACGCCCACCGCACGCCATTTGCTTCAAAGACGCCGCGTAAGCTCCTGCAGAAACGACATCATTTCCCTGATCACACTGCCCGAAACGTGACGCATAACCTTCGATCACGCACCCGTCCGTGACCGTCACCGCCGCGTCAAATGTGCAATACTTCCGTTCCAGTTCCATCCCCAAACTCCCAGTCACGGTGCCACCTGCACAAACTTCAGGAACACCTCTGCCAACACTGCCGCCGCGACGCCGTAAACGGCCAGCCAAACCCGTTTCTCCAGCCGCTCAATCATCTGTTCGATCCGATCGAGCCGCGCTGAAATCCCTTCGAAACGCAGCTGCGTCACCCGCTCATGCGCATCGAGCTTCAGCGCAGGCGCGCAATCGAAGGCCTCAAAACCAACCCGTTGCTCACTCATCGAAAGCCACCGGCAATCCAAGCAACGACCGCTTCTCCGCAGCCGAGAGGAAATCCGCGCCCGCAATTCGCGCCCACTGCGCATCGCGCTCCGTGGCAAGCGCAGGCACCTGGTCAAGGTCCGGTTTCAAGACCAGCGCTTCGCCCACATGTCCTGAAAGCCAGGCTGACACCGCCGCCGATACCCGCGCCACCAAGGGCAACACCGTCAACCGGTAGAACGCCCGATGCGCTTCGGCGTAATTGGCATAGGTCGCCTCACCAGGGATCCCGAGCAACATGGGCGGCACTCCAAACGCCACCGCAATCTCACGCGCCGCCGCTTCCTTGGTCTTCTGAAATTCCATGTCGGACGGTGAGAACCCCATCGGTTTCCAGTCCAAACCACCTTCCAACAGCATCGGACGCCCCGCATTCCGCGCGCCCATATGATGGCTCTCGATCTCGTCGACCAACCGGTCGTACTGATCCGTCCCCATCCCCGACACGCCGTCCGTCCCGTGATAGACAATCGCCCCCGATGGCCGGGCCGCGTTGTCCAGAAGCCCTTTCGACCATCGCGATGCCGCGTTGTGCACATCCAGGGCCTGCGCTGCAGCGACCATCGGGCTCAGCCCGTAGTGATCGTCCTGAGGATGAAACGCTTTCACATGACAGATCGGTGCGGTGTCCCCAGTCATGTCAAAGCGGTGCGACTTCCCGCCAACGCCGTACTCATAAGCCACAGGCCAGCCATCGGAGCCGGGAACCAGTTTCATCCGATCCGACCGCAACACATGCAACTCGGTCGGCACACCCTCAACACCAACAGCCTCGAAATATCCGTCCCCAGACAACAGGAGCTGGCCATAAAAGGCCTCGAACAACTCCGCCTGCCCCTGCGCCGGATTCGGCCGCCGCAAGAGGTCCAGAACCGGATGCATCTCATACCGCTGCTGCGCGTCTTGCAGGACCAGTGGCACCGCCGCCGACGCCTCAGCGATAAGTTTCACCGCCCGAAATCCCACCGGGTTTCCGGTGAACCCCGTCCGGGTCAACGACGATGTATCCCGCGCGGACCAGGCAACGCGTCCCATGTTCTGCCACGACACAACCGGTCCGGTGGCGCTGGCCTTGGCCTCAACCGCGACCCCGTCCTTGCGTTCCCGCCGAAAGACATTCCAAACCATTCCGTCCTGCTCCTCGCATGTCGTTCCGTTTCCGGCGCGGTCGGGGTGCGCTCTCGACCCACCCCAACCGGCGCCTCACCAAAGACCCAAGCCCCCAAAGGTCTCTGGCCCACCCAGACACAAGCGTCCCGTCCGTAGCCCGCCAAAACGCAAGGCCCGCTCCCAAACACCTGATTTTTCGTCGTTTTTCTTTCGCACCACAGTGCGCTTCGTTGATGAAACCAACCTACCAATCAAAAGTTAACGGCTGGAAACTATACCGAACGGTCACCGCACCAGCGTGCGCACACGCGGCCGACGCCACTCCGCCGCCCGCGAAATCACCAGATCCGTCAACGCCCAGACAAGCGCATCCACACGGTCCGGAGACCCCGTCCCCTGAAACCCCGCGCGCGTCATCTGGCTCATTTCGTCTTCAAGCCTGTCGAATACGCCGTGATGCGACACGCGACCTTGCTCGTAAAGGGCCGCAACAGGCTCCGCCCGTGCCCCTTTCGATTTCGATGCATGCACCCGGACAACAGGCACCATCGGATCCACCTGCCGCAACACGGTTTCCACCATGTCACCACCTTGGTTGACCTCTGCGACCAGAGCCTGCGCGCCCCAGCGTTCCATCGCCGTAATTGCCCGCCGCGCCCAGATCAACGGCGACACGCCCTGAACCGACGCGTCCTCCAACACAACCGCCCGCCAGTCCTGCGGCGGTCCATCAGTCACCACACCGGCGACAACAATCCCGCACGCATCCGACCGTTTCGATGATCCTGCCGGCGGGTCAACCGCCACCACTACTCGATCGAACTCCGGTAACGCCTCGCAGCGTGCCGCCTCCAGAACGTCCAGAGGCCAAAGCGCCCCGTCCACCTCGTCAAGCAGATCGCCATCCAGTTCTTGCCGTGCGAGCCGCGACCCGGCAAACCGCGCGCGCACCTCCTCCAGAAACGACGACGCCAGATAGGCTTCGTTCGCCTCGGTCGGCGCGCGCGTCACCACCGTTGACGAAGACGCCAGCAAAGTCTTCAGAACACCCACATTGCGCGGTGTTGTCGTCACGCAGACCTTGGGATCGTCCCCCAACCGCAACGTGAATTGCAGCATATCCCACGCCTCTTGCGCGCGCCTCCACTTGGCCAATTCATCCACCCATGCCCCGTCAAACTGCGGGCCCCGCAACGATTCCGGATCATGCGCGGAACACACGACCGCCAAGGCACCGTTCGGCCAGCGCAGCATCTTCCGCATCGCCAACCACTCGGGTTGCCGATCCGGCGGCGAACAGGCCATGATGCCGCTATCTCCGAAAATCATCACTTCGCGGACCTGCTCGATGGTCTCTCCCACCAAAGCGATCCGCTTGCAGCGCCCCTCATCCATCGGGCGCGCGCCCTCGACCTGTGACCGCACCCATTCGGCACCGGCGCGGGTTTTCCCCGCGCCGCGCCCACCAAGGACCACCCAATTACGCCAGTCACCCTCGGGGGGCAGCTGGTGCGCATGGGCCCAGAACTCGAACAGATACGGCAGCGCCAAAAGCGCCCCGGGGATCTGTTCAAGTTCACTCAGAAACGTCTCCCTCACGGCAGCATCTGCGGAGGCGATCCAGGCGGCACCCGATAACGTCCCTTGCTGCAT